CGGCAGCAAGATGCACAGCACGCCGCGGCTGAAGCTGAAGCTCAAGGACGTCAGCGGGTTCCTGCTGCACAACTTCGGGATCAGTGATGTGACCAAGTTTGCCTCGGAAGGAAAGACAATCAACCTCGACGGGCGGGAGCTCCTGATTCTGACGGACGGTGAGGACGCGGAGTTCATCGAGGTTCGCTCAGCTATCGGCGACGCTGCCGCCCTGCTGAAGTTTCTGTTCTACTGCATTGTTGACGTGAGCGAGACGCCCGAGTTCGCCTTCGGCGTCCACACGCCTAGTTCGCTGAGCTCAGTCAAGGAGCAGATGCCCATCCTGATTCGCAGGGTGGCCCGCAAACGCGAGCACTTCACCGAGCAATGGCAGATGGTGGCCCGCCTGGCTCTGGCCATGACGGCGGCCGGCGAGAACCAGGCATTCGCGACATATGCCACGACAGTCCTCTGGGACGAGATCGACCCGCGCGATGACGGCGAGGTAGCCGATGCGCTGTGGAAGACCACCCAGGCGCTGAACACCGGAGTGTTGGGCGGGTTCCTGTCGACAGAGGCGGCGGCTATGTTCCTGGCGCGACTTGTCGACACCATGGCCGAGTGGATCTCGGATAATCCAGAGCTCCCCGGAGAACGTGAGCGCATCATCAAGGACCGGATCCTCATGGCGAGGTTGGACGACGCGGCAGCGAACCAGGAGGAGCTGGCGGCCATAGACAGGGCCCTGCGGGAGGCCGACGGTGCGGCCAAGAACGCAGGTGACTGATCATGTCGACCTTCTCCAAGCAACTCTGGCGGAACATCATGAAGATCAAGACCGACAGCGACGAGGAGTTCGTGCGCTACGTCCTGGAAGCCAGGAGTGAGTACCTATCGCTGCGCCTCAAGCAAGAGCCGGCTATACGGCAGATCTACGTCGATGCCGCTGCCAATGTGTCTAGGGACCTCTCACGGCTTGCTCCGGGCGCCAGCGACCTGACGCGAAACCACCTGCGGGCGCTGGAGAAGAGCCTGACGCGCGAAGCCGAGAACATCCGGCGGGCCCTGGAAGGCCGGCTTAGGAGCGACCTGCAGCAGGCCACAGGGCTTGGGGGCAGGTCGCTGCAAGCGCATATGACGAGTTGCCTGCAGTCCGCAGGATTGCGGCTTGATATGGTCCGCGTCCAGAGGGGCTTCGGCGACGTCAACACGGCGGCCGTGGAAGCCATATGGGCCCGGACCAAGAACGGCATGAGACTTTCCGACCGGATTTGGCAGACCTCGGACAACGCGCGGGAGAGCATCCGAACCATCATCTTGGACGGCGTGGCCCGCGGGCGGGACTGTGTTGAAGTAGCGCGCGACCTTGAGCAGTATGTCAAACACGGCGCGGCAACCATGGCAGGCGACTACCCCGGCATGATGGCCCGTATGGGCAAGCGGGTGCCGAAAGACGTCTGCTATGAGGCGCTTCGGTTGGCGCGCTCCGAGATGTCCATGGCGTTCATGGAAGGGACGTATGCGGCTGGTCGAGTGAATCCGGCATACAAGGGCGTACGCTGGCTTCTGTCAAGTAGTCATCCGGTGCCCGATCAATGCGATGATCTGGCCAGTGCGGACCTTTACGGCCTGGGGCCGGGGGGATACCCGGCGGGCGATGAGCCGCCGTACCCGCACCCCAACTGCCTATGCACAGTAGGCCCGATAGCTGAGAACACGCAGGAGTTCGTCGAGCGTCTGAAGAAATGGAGAGATGACCCAAGTAGCGAACCGAAACTGGAAGAGTGGTATAATGAGGTATACTTGGGGCAGGGTGCAGCCCAACCATCAGCGCCAGGGCCGGAGCCGCCACAGCAGCAGCTAGGGCCGGAACCGCAGCCGGAACCACCCACGTTGGAGCAGGCAATCACCGAGAAGGAGAAGCTGATCGCTAACCTGCCGCATGAGCGTGCATACGTGTTTGATGCTGCCGGGACCGTGCTTCTCGAAAAGGATGGCGGCAAGAGCTCGGTCAACTTCGATGCCAGCGAATTTGCCCTAATGAAGGATGCCGTTCTTGCACATAACCATCCAGCCATTGGAGGTTCGTTTTCGCCAGAAGATATACACCTAGCTGCAAAGTACGATATGGCCGAAATCAGGGCTGTTGGCAAGACTTATCGTCATAGCGCATCGAGGCCGGCCCCAGGATGGTCAGAGCAGTTCTGGGACTCTGCGATTAAGCCTTCGTACAGGAGGCACGAGGCGGATGTCATCAGGGAATTCAGGGCGGCCATACTGAGCGGCTCTATGACTGTGACCCAGGCGGAAGAGCAGCACTGGCACGAGATATGGACCCGTGTAGCGAAGGAGGTCGGCTTCGCCTATGTCCGAACGCAATGGTGAGCGTTTCACAATCGATAAGGGACATAACGTCCCGATTTATAGCTCCGTGTGCACCTTTTGCGTGCACATGGATCCAACCATGCGGAGCAGGACGTGCGCGGCTTTCCCAGACGGCATCCCGTCGGAGATCTGGCGTGGGCTGAATGATCACACCAGGCCGTTCGCTGGGGACAACGGTATCACGTTCCAACGCATCAGCGCCGCTCCATGAGCGCTGTGCACTACCTCAAGTACGATATGTGGGTCCGGGCCACGTACTGCCTGATGGACTGGGTGGTCGAGTGCGCGGCGGTGTGGGACGAGATGCCCGACTACCGACGAGAGGGCAAGCTCGTCTACTTCGCGCAGCTGGGCTCGAATCTATCCATGCTCCGTGCGGCGGAGAGCCTGGGCACGCTGAGTCCTAAGCAAATCCGAGAGCTGAGGAACCTGGAGCGCCTGGCCGTGAACGCGGAAGGCACCATCAAGGTTCTGAGAGAGCGGCATGACGCAGCGAAGGCGAGGGAACGTCAGGATGGAAGCTAGGTGCGACGAGTGCGGCAGAATCTTCACAGCGGCGCCACAGACCCGCCAGGAAGGCGAGATCGAAACGACGTTCTTTGCCTGTGCGCACTGCGGCCGTGAATACGTCGTGTGCCGAACTGATCCCGGGATACGCGCGCTGCAGACGCAAGCCGAGCGCCAGCGCCAGCGTAACAGGGAGCGGCAGAGGCAGGGCGAACTGACCAAGAGGCACATAGGACATATGCGACGCAAGGCGAATCAACTGAGAGCCGGTCTGGATGCACTGAACCGGGCCGAGTAACCGGGCGCAACTGAAC